GCATCATTCAGTTCATTCTGCTTGTCTGCTTTGAGATCATCTAATGTAATCTCTTTTGGATCTTCTACTGTAGGGTTATTACCCCATACCTTTAATACCTCTTCATATAAATCCATTCTGTTATATTGGGTACAATCATTTAATAATTCTGTTCTGCCTGTAGTTGAATTAATATAGTTGTGTTTATCTTCAGGTGTAAAAAATATTACTGCTTCATTTTCATAAACTAAATCATACTCACTAAATATAGTTCTATCTATATCATCAGTTATCATATTAAAACCATCCATGCTATCACTCCTTATCTAATTCTAATGTATTTATATCCACCAGCAGCAGTTAAACTACTACCAGAATTTTGATATACATTATGATAATATGTACCTGAAGTTGCAGTAATATTTAATATCATACATAGATTATTATATGCTGATGTGTTAATTCCGGAAGCTGACGTTCTATCGACAGTATATCTATCTATATTACTCCCGGTTGTAGTTGTAGCTAAACCAATTTGTCTATAGCCACTCTGATTACTAGTCCAGTACGTTGATAAATATAATAAATACATACCTTTATCTAAGGTTATACTTTGAGCATTTGTAACTGTACCACTAGGTACTGTTAAATCATTGTACCCTACTGTTACTACTGATCCCAAATCAAGAACATTTTGGAACACTGACCAACCATTAAAACTACCACCCCAAAATTTAGCATAATACAATGTATCACTTCTAGGTGAGCATCCTATCAGGGTGGCATAATTTCCAGTTCTATTGCAGTACATATAAAAATCACCTGCATTATATCCACTTGGGATATTGTTAGTGACAGTAGTAGATAAACTACCAATACGGTAAATTACTCCCTGTTTATCAAAATCAGAAGCATCCATTACATAGTTGTCACCTAAATCTTTATACACTGAATTCAGCTTACTAACCACAAACGCTGTAGTAGCTATTTTAGTACTGTTATCAGAAGTTGCTGGTGTTGGAGCCTGAGTATATGGACCATCTTGATTATATCCAACTGCTATATTAGCTACATTACCATTTTGACTTGCGTTAGTTGGGTGGTATAAATAGAATCCAACTGAACTAGAAAAATCACTACTGCTAGTGTATCTCTGTGATGTTATTAATCTGAACCAGTTTTTACCATTCGCATCTCTTACAAGTAAAGGAACAGTATCTTTAGCAGCATAAACATCTGTACCACCTCTAACATGTGTGGTATCTTTCATTATAGTTCCTGTAATTGGTGAGCTACAGCTTAAAGGTAAATAAGTAGCACTTGTATAAGCTCTCGTATAAGCAGTAGTAGCTACATCAGTACTATTACTGGTAGTAGCTGGTGAATAATTCAAAAAGCATCTTCTATTTCCTTCTGTATCATTAGTCATTCTTAAAGAATTAAATACCGTTGAACCATCCACATCTTGTGATACAAATATTTCAAGTTCTTTATTACCATTAGTATAATACTTATTTCTGAGTGTACTAATTCTACTAGTTCCGTCTGGGCCATACACTATAATATCCCTAGTCTGATTTGCTGTAGTATCCGTATGTGTGTATGCTTCTAAAGATCCACCTTTCACCTTAAAACCATTTGTTGTATTACCATTCAAATATAAATTACCATCTATTCTAACTTGTCCAGAAGCATTTTCATATATAGAACTAGTAGTTGAACTAGCTTGATTGTAGTGAAAGTTTATAGTTCCACCTCTGTTAGTGTTTATTGAAGCTGGGTTTAAATGAATATCACCCATTGTAGAACTTAAACCTTTTCCATTAACCTTTGTAGCTGCTGTTACTGTTCTATCATTGTTTATAGCAGCTTCATTAATATCACTCAACTGCTCTAAAGCTCTTTCAACTTTAGCTGCTGTGTCTGAAGGAAAGTGTGCAGCGGTGTTTAACAAGATCCTGTAGTTTGAATTAGTAGCAGTATTTTCAGCGAATGGTTTATCTAATGTTAAACTGGTATTACTATTAACTGACTGAATAACATAGAATTTATCGTCATTTAGTGTGAGTATATCTCCAGCGTTTACTATCTCACTCCAAGTAGTACCACTACCAGTTACATTAGCACTATTTTTAGTACAGGTTACTTTACCAGTGGTATAGCTTCCTATTGTAGACGTTGTATATTGATTTATTATGGTTATTACCTCCCTTTAAAATAAGTGGTAGATAAGCATATTAATACCTATCTACCAACAGCAATATAATTAAGTGTTCCTGTAGCTAATACCGTAGCAGTTCCCCTAGTGCATTTAACACTACCTACATTTACTTCCTGTGCTACTGCTGCGGCTGTTGGTGTATACGCACTACCTCTAGTAGCAGAATATTCAATTCTGACATTATAGTTTCCAGAGGTAACACTTTGGGATAATGTAATTGTTTTTGAATCCTCTCTACCTAATGTATAAGCTGAACTCCAAGCCCCATAAGACCACGACGAAGCAGACGTTAATTTATATGCAATTCTCACTTTAATACTGGATTTATAATACTTTGATATATCCCAGAAATAACAAGCAAAAGTGACAGTAGCCTCTATCTTGTTACAATTATTTCCCGTAGAAACTGTACCAGTATTACCTGTTGCTGAAGTTTGGCTGTTCGTAGTTGCGGTAGAAACGGAAGAGGGTGTAGTAATAAAATCTTGCCCACTTGCTATTACTAGCTGTGCTAAAGGCTTAAATCTCCAAGTGTTTGTAGCTGTTTGTTCAACGTTTGTTACTTCACAGTTAAATGCCTGGTTTTGTGTATTGTAAGACGCATTAAAGCATTGTAGGTTTTTAGGTGATACAATTATTTTAGGCTGCTGACTATATTTCCCTGTTAAAGTACACCATGTATTATTTGTGCATTGTCCTGTTTCAACAGCATTTAATGATCTCATCATAGTACCGTTTACATATTGACTTACATATCCATCACTAATATATGTATATGTACCACTACTAGTATTATTAGGGTCTAATACTTTGATAGTACCATGAGTACCATCTATAACAATACTACCATTATTAAGAGTAATAACACTATTAGCATTAATATAATCTCCTGTTATCCAACCACTACCGGCATTTTTAGCACCCAATACAAATAAATTTCCTACAATACCTACTGCTCCTGTTTGTGTATCTACACTAAAAACAGGATAGCTTGTATTATTATTTCCAACTACCTTAAACTTATCTGCTAATATTGCAAACTCACTAGCAGTAGTACTAGACCACAAGCCAAAACCAGCTATCTTTTTATTTGCATTTACTTTTAATGTATATTGAGCTTCACACTCACCATCCAGTGTAGAGATAGCAGTGGCATTAGTTTGTATCGCAGAAGTGTTATTATTAACCTTTGTAGTAAGGGTATTAACACTACTGGCTGACGCTTTATTTTGGTCTAAATTACTTATAGCAGTAGCATTTGTTTGTATAGCAGCAGTGTTATTATTTACTTTGGTGGTAAGAGTACTAACACTTGAAGCTGAAGCCTTATTGGTGTTTAAATCGCTTATAGCATTTGCATTTGTCTGTATTGCAGCAGTGTTATTATTTACTTTGGTGGTAAGAGTACTAACACTTGAAGCTGAAGCCTTATTCTCATCTAAATCACTAATTGCATCTGCATTGGTCTGTATAGCAGCAGCATTGTTATTGGTCTTGGCTGTTAAGGTCTGAATACTAGAAGCTGTTGATGAACTCAAATTACTCAAAGAGGTATTAGTGCTTTGAATAGCCGCAGTATTATTATTAACATTGGTAATAAGTGTTTGAATGCTTGACGCTGTGGAACTGCTCAAATTACTTAACGCAGTATTAGTTGACTGTATAGCAGAGGTGTTAGCACCAATCTGTGTTAATAAGGTCTGTTTGTCTTCAGCTTCTACCTCTGTTAATGTAGCTATAGCAGTTTGATTTGATGATATACCAGCAGTGTTAGTATTAACCTGTGCTTGTACTGTATCTATTCTTTTAGCTGTAGCATAATCATTCTTTGCTATGGTTTGCCTATTTTCTGTGATCTGTGCAGCAGCATTATCAAATTGAGACTGTATTTTCACATTAAGTTCTGCTATAGAACCATTTATATCATCTACACTGGTTTTAATCTCTTCACTAACATCAGCAAATCTACCATCAGTTACAATCCTTTCATTAAACTCATCTACTGCATTTATAGCAATATTTTCAGCGTTTACAGAATTGTATATCTGTTCAGCATCTATATGTGTATTAATAACATCATCTATTTTAGGTCTAGTTATTATTTCATCAGCTAAATGTGGTGTTTGTATTAACCCTTCAGGTATATCAGGTGGTTGTAAGGCATCAGTCATTGCTGCTGCTGGCCCAACAAAAGCACTGAAGGAATTACCATTTACATTAGCTGATCTTATCCAGTAGTGATATAAAGCACTACAATCCAAATTAGAAGCTGTAGTAAAGCTACTAGCATAGATTTTAGCTATTAGTGTCGCATTTTCTACTATATCTTCACTTGGATCTGGTGGTACTTGTAATTGGTATATCTCAAAATACCCTATATAAGCATCATTGGGTATAGTCCAATTTAGTACTGCTGATCTGAATCCACCAGTAGCAGTAAAATCAGTTGGTGGTTTTGGTTCTGTAGTAGTACCTGTAGCAGTAAAGACCTTTTCAGCCCACTGGGAAGTTCTACCATCTGAAGCTCTTGCCCTAACCTTAAAAGTGTACTGCCCAGTAGAAGCATTAGGAACCTGAATAGAATAATTTCTCTGTGCTGCTAACCTTATTGTGGATCCTGAAGGAGTAATATAAATAGGTTCATACTCTGCTGATTCAGGGCTTGCATTAGTCCAGCTAAAGGTTAAAGAAGTGTATATACCACCATTAGCACTATAATTATTCTGAACCACTTGAAGATTTACAGGTGCATTAATACTACCTCTATTAATTCTTCTATTAGGTACTGGTTCTAACACAAATTCATTATTAAGTTTAGCATATTTGGTAGGATCTACTTCTTTCATTTGCAGTACAAAACCTGTATTATCATCATTTTTAGTAATAGTTTGAATCATAAAGGTTCTTGGTGCTGCATCACTACCTGAAATAGTCCACACTGCATTAGGTACTACATTTTTATTTAGAGTAGATTGAAGTGTGATTGTATCACTATTACCTCTGCTGGTTATGGTTCTGACCATTTCAGTATTATCTTCAGCTATAATAGTAATAGTATAGGTTTCATTCTGAGATAAATTAACAGGTGCATCTAATTTAACAGTAGTACCATTTACACTCTTAATTCTTCCACTATATCTAACACCCATTAATATAGGATCTGCAACCCTTACCCAGTCATTAGGCATTAAATCATAACAGTCTAAACCTACTTCTGCTGTTGCAGTCCACTGTTCTTGTTCGGTTAAAAGTGTCCATAAACCTAACCTGTGGGCTTGTCCTCGTGAAGTGCAGCCATAAGCAACCTTATTAATAGGTCTCTCACCATACAGTTTATATAAGTCCCAGTCATATACACTTTCAATTCTGGGTCTTGAATAGTCTTCAGGATCATACCAAGTGATCCTTGCTACTGTATGTCGTTCCTGATTTGAAGCAGTAGAATAAGTGATTTTTCCACCAATAGTATTTACCTGTGAAATTGTTTTAATTGGATCCTGTAACCTGTCAGCAGTAGCGAACACAATACCTGAAGCCCAGAAGGACATGCCATAGAATACACTGGCTATTGACTGTACAACTTTAACTGCTTCACCAGCTCCAGATATAACACCATTAAAAGTGAATCTTGGTTCTTCTCCGTTATCACCATTAGGTACTAATTCATCACAATACTGTGCAATTTCATATAAACCCCATTTATCTACTAATTCTTCATTAATTTGATCTGGGCTAAAGAACTTTCTAACACCATATCTATCATTCTCAATAATATCTCTAAATATCCACGCTGGGTTGTCAGTCCAAGCAATCTTAAAAGTACCATTCCAAATACCTGTATAAGTTCTTGTTTCAGGATCATAATTAGAAGGTACTTCTATTTTAAGTCCTTTTATATGGTAATTTCTTGTAGGTATTGAACTACCAAATGATTCAGCAGAACCTTTAACAGCTACTACTGCTGTATTAGGATACATCATTTTATATCCTACTATTTCTGTAAAGGAACTCCAATATAAGTCGTTCTTTAAATTAGATTGAACACTATCAGCAGTATCCTTTGTAATTGTGATATTCCAAGGGCCATTCTTATCTAATTTAAACTCTTCATACCACTGTGCAGAAGCATTAGTTTTATCGTGTTTGGTTTTAGTACAACTACCAATAGTTGAACCATATTTATTAGTGATAGTAATTGTATAGCTTATATCTGTAGGTTCAATATCACCAGCTTTACTCTGATTATCAGTAATTTGGTGATATAACCCCTGTACTGAAAGTGTTATTCTTACATCTGTACAGTTTAAATTGGTAATCTGCCTACTGATAGATCCAGATCCAGTACCAGATCCTTTAGGGAAATCGTGTGTTACTTCTACATTAACATTCTGCTCTGCCTCAACACCATCAATACCGTCGAGTGGATCCTGATCAGGAAGACCTGTAAGCACTTGATAAGATACATCTCTATAAGTTAATACATGATCTACAGTTTCAAGTGGTGTGTAATTAAGGGCTATACCTTGTGCATCATCAATTAAACCCACTATAGGCCCTTCACTTACAGCATCAACTATTGTTACCCATTGTGTTGATTGTAGTGTATTTTCAGCTTCAACTGGTGCGCGATAACCACCACCACCTCCACCTTTACCCTTGGATCCCTGAATCAATAATTCCTCTTTATCTATAGTGTTTCACCTCCTATGATTCTTGTACATTTTCTAAATCATTAACAGGTTTCATTCCAGCACTTAATACCAGCGAACCACACCAGAACTTACCATATACCAGTGGAATTACATTTCCTTCTTCACCGATATTAGCCCCAGAACTGAAGATATAGGACTGTTTAGTAGCAGCTCCTTCAGAAGTACCTGTGTCTAATGTAGGTGCTGGGCTGATCATTTGGGAAACTCCGTTAAGCACCATACCAGCTCCCATAACCACAAGCTGTTTGGAAAAAGCACTTGCAGCAATACCAGCAGCTTTAGCAGCTCCCATAGCAGCCCAACCTATACCGATCATTGCCACACCTAAAACTACCTTCAGTAGTCCGTTCTTTTTGGATCCATTAGGAACTGGGATTAAATGGTATTCAGTCACATCATCAACATAATCTAAATCAGATTCATCTAAATAGTTCTTCTTCTGGTATTTACCTCTGATAATTTGGAACTCACCATCTCTAATTCTTTTCCGAAAACCTTTTAATTGACAACATAAAGCATTTACACATTCTTTTGCATTCCTAGCATCTAATTCAAACTTATCACCATATTCTTTTAAATTACCGTGTAAGTATAGTGTTTTTATTCTACATCCCTCCTTAACCAGTAGGAAATATATTTAGACCATCTACCTATAGGTTCAGCTCTACTTAATCTATTAGCTAAATGATGTATCATTAACTGGTTATCCTTCATCACAACAGCATGATTTGGTACTGAACTATTAATAGACATTAAACCAACATCACCTTTTAATATCTCTTTACCACTCTTTATTTGTTCGGAAATATCTTTAAAACCAGCTTTACTAAATCCATCTAAATATAAATTTTCTCCATTCTTCCACCACTCGTTATATCTGGGAAATTCTGGTAGTTCAGTATTAAGTTCTTGTTTATAGAAGTCCTTAATAATGGCGTAACAGTCACCCTTATGATCTGAACCTGAAGGGCCATTCCTGAAATCTCTACCAATTAATTCAATATCATCTACTGGAAAGTATAAGATCTCTGAAGTGGTTTTATTAGGTCTTACTGCTACAATTCCAAATAAGATATTACAATCTATTTGAGACTGTATGTCATTACCACTTGGTTCAGGTTCTTCTACATCACAGTGCGAATGAACAATACACTTAACATCATACTCTAATAGTATATCTGGTTTTATAGCAAAATTATTAACCTTATCTTCTGCTATATTTTCACACTTAATATACTTATACCCTTTATCTGTTTTAACAATTAATCCACAGCATTCATTTGGATAATCTTTAAGGGCATGTTTCTTGATCTGATCTTCTATTCTTTTTGTGAACATAGTAATATCAAGCCCTCGCACGCGCTAGACCAGGAAATCCACCATATGGTAGGTTAGCACCTTCGCCATATCTTAATACACAGTCATTAAGTCTATGTCCGCATTCATCTTGTGCTTTAGTACAGGTATGACCATTCTTATCAAAGTAATTAGATCCAGCATAAGGGCAAGCAGTACTTGTATTGAAATACTCAAAATCACCAGTATCACTATTATATCTTCTATACACCCAACCACATACATCTACAAGAGCTTGTCTTGAAGGTACTTTTAAATTAGCTAAATCCATAGGTGTTATTAATTCCCAACTTATACTTTGATTATCTATACTTAAAACTCTATCTACTATGAATCTATCACTTAATAAATAGGCGTTCATATTTTCATCTTCATGCCCATCTAAATACCTGTCAAGTGTTTCAATTCTGTATAAACTTGCTCCTTGGCCACCATTGTACCCAACCACTATATTCAAAAATGCACTTGGTAAGGATCCAGCATCATCGGCTATAGATATGGTTATCTTTGGTCTTGGCATTGATGAAGAATCCCAAGAAAAACCCTCGGCCTTAAAGTTTATAGCTGTATACTCTATTCCATTAAATCTAATATTCTCACCATTAGTATCAAGTGTATTGGTAAACCTTAAAACTGGGCCATTCAATACACTGCAATCTAAAGTGTAAAGTTCTACATTAATTACAGGTTTACTTATATCCTGTGTTACTCGTTCTGGATTTATAACAATCATCTCCTTAAAAAATACCAGATAAAGAGCTATTAACCCTCTATCTGGCATATATTAATTAAAGGTTTGTTCAAATTTTGCAGATAAAGTAATATATTTAGCTTCTGCTGACTGGTTCCACTCTATACATCTCCACATTAATACTTCATTTGTAGTAGGGTGTGTATAGTAAAATGATTCTGTATTTTGATTTGTGAAGAAGGTACTTAAAGTGTTGGCTTGTTGAAAGGTTAAACCAGTCCATTCAAGTGTGATCTCATATCTTCTGGCATTAATACCATCCACCACACTATGTGAGTACCCATCACCAAATTCATTTATCTTATTGTTAATCTTTACTTCAGTTGAAAGTGTTCGAGGTTGTCTGAAAGGGTTAAAGGTATTCATATATTAATCACCTACCCCATAGCATACATTTTATTCCTATTATAGGTGTACATCTCATCGGCTACTTCAGTTTTAACATAAGCCTTAATTTGTTTGGCTAATTGTTGTGCTTGTTCATTAGACATATTACCACTGCCGTTATTAGTGATATTAATAGTAACATCCTTAACACTTGAATCTTTATGAATCAAACCACCAAGGGCTTTCTGTTGTTCTTTGGTAAATACTGCTTCACCCTTCTGTAAAACTGATAGCTGCTCATTAGCACCAACAATACCACCAGTGTGGAACTTGGGTAAGGATCTCACAAATGAAGGAGCATCAACACCAATAATTCCACCAGTATGGGCTCCAAATGCTTTACCCAACCAACTGGTTAAATTCCCGAAGGGTTTAGATAACATTGAATTAAGTGCTATCTTGATAAGCATAGTACCCACATTCTTTAAAGTATCAGCTAAATTACCACCTTCAACAATAGCATCAATTAAACCACTCTTTAATTGTCCTAATGCCTGTATTGAAGATTGTCTTAATTCATCCATTGCTTTCTTTGCTGTATAAGTACCATCAGACATAGATTTAAGTGTGTTACCTACTGGAATGTTCATAGCGGCAAATTGATCTGTTAATTCTTTTGCCTTCTGTTGAAGTTCAGAAGCAGATATGTTTCCAGCTTCAAATGCATCTGCAAGTTTATTAGCTTCTTCGTCACCCATAGATTGAAATTGTGAAACGGTACTTTTCCACATCTCGTTAACAGCATTGTTACCCTTCATATTCTCTTTTAATGTTGCTATCTCATCAAATCGAGATTTAACCTGTTCTTTATATTCTTCAGCAGTAGCAAAATGGTGTTGATACATCCAATCTTCTTCTGCATATAAATCCTTAATCACATCAAGTGCTTTTTTATCTGCTTCAGCTTGTAGTTCTAATTCAGTTTTACCAGTTTTAGATTTAGATATCTTTGGTGTAGAAGTAGATGATTTAGGTACTGTTAATTTACCATTAAGGAATTTAGTAACAGCATCTGTATCAGATTTAGTAGAAGGTGTTGTAGATCCTGTTGGTGTAGGAACTTTAGCCCTAGCAGCGTCAGCAGCTATTGATTCTTGATAAGCATTACTTTGTAACACATTAGCTGCTCTTTGCTTACCCAGTTTTTCTAATTCATCTCGATACTTTTTTACTGTATCTAATTTCTTTCCATAGTCCATCATAAAGGCTTCATCTGTAGTAGTATCTACTGATCTACCCTCTTCAGCCTTAATAAGTCCTCTTAATTCCTTCATTCTGGCATTGATCTTTTCTCGTTCATTACCTAACTGGGTTAAGCCATATCTTTTTTGCTCTGCATTCATATTAATCAAAGAAGCTCTTGTATCATCTGTGATCTTTTTAAGTCTTGCAGTTTCTTTTGCAGCTTCTTGTAATGATGATACGTATTTTGTTATAAGTACACCAGCTACTACGGTTAATAATGCTGGTAAACCTCCTAAAGCGGTTGAAAATACTTCTAATGCTGACTTACCAGCAATTAAAGCAGCAGCCATACCTTTAAAAGCAGTCACAATAGATAATACTATACCTGTTAATCCAGATAATGCCATCTTTATAGGGCCTATAGCACTTGCGACTATACCAAACTTCACAGCAGTATCAGCAGCTTCACCACTCATACCCTTAAAACTACCAGTTAATTTATCTAACACACTACTTGCCAGATCATTTAGTGACTTTCCTATAGCTGATCCATTTACAGTAAAACTATTGGTTAATTTAGTCCATTTATCTGAAAGTGTTTCAGTATCTTTAGCAGTTTGGTTAATACTAGTAGTGTTTTGGTATAAGGATTTAGTAAGGTTATCCAGTTCAAAACTACCATTCTTAATAGCAGTTATCATTATTTCAGCATTACCACCAAACAACTTACTAGCTATATTCATTCTTTCAGTTTCACTGGTAGTGTTCTTAATAGCATCTATCAATTTAACCATTTCAGTACCAGTATTAGTAACACCATTTTTAGCTAATTTGGCTAATCCAGTCTGTAAAGCACTCATTACAGTATTAGCACTTATACCAGATTTCTCTAAATTACCTATAAATGCTGAAGCACTATTTATATCCATACCCAATTTACTTAATATGGGTGCAAATTGGCTGAAAGTAGTGGTTAATGTAGTAACTGAAACACCTGTATTCTGTGAAGTAGTGAATAATCTATCTAAAGTACTACCAAAATCTTCAGCACCAATTTTTGCTAACTGGAATGCTTTAGAAATACCACCAGTTAAAGCAGCTCCATCTTCACCTGTGATTTTAGCCAAATTGGTTATCTGTGTTGTGAGTTTTTGCAGTGGTTCACCAGCCAAACCCAATTTAGTATTCAGATCTGATAAGACTGTAGCAACCTTATCAAGTGAAGAAGTGGAATTAGAAGCAACCTTCTTAAAGTCATTCTGTAGCCCCAGAAGAGCCTTACCAGTAGCACCCGTACTGATACGGATCTTGTTTAAAGCACCTTCCACTTTTTGAAATGAAGCCACAGCAGCCACACCAAAAGCGGCTATTGGCGCTGTAAGTTTAGACCATGCTTTAGCTGAATCCTTCAGTTCCTTATTGGCCTTCTTCAGATCCTTCTCCACAGTTTTGAGTTTTCTCTGAAGATCAGTAATATCAGCACCATAAACTACTACGTTACTTACTTTCTTCTTTGCTATCCTTCATCACCTCCATGTTCTTCTTATAGTCTAACGCTTTCTTTTTATCTACATAATATTTATCTTTAGGTGTAAGTACTCTACCATCACACCATACACCAGCAATATCATCAATATTAGGTACATTTTTAACGTGTGGGCTTATAATTAATAATGCTACTTGGATCCTATCTCTTTGTTCCAAATAGGTTTTGTATCTATGCGCTATGATTAAATCAGTAATTTCACCTAAAGTATAGTGTAAATCAAAGTGAATATCTAATTGAAGTGGGCCTAATGCAGATAAATATAACTGTTTCCAGAACTCCACATTAGGCCCTTGGGTTAGTTTTTTTCTGTATCTTCTGGTTCTTTGTCTTCTGGTTTTTCAGTCACACCTAGCAACCCATTCATATCTTTACTGAAGCTGTTACTGATCCAGTACAGTATAGATAAAAGGGTTTCACCTTCAGATTGAAGTTTATCTAATAATTTAGAAGCATCTACATCATTAAAATTAGGATCAGTATGTAACATACCTACCTGAAGCAGAAGTAAAATCTTCTCTAAACTAATATCTGTACTAAAGTACTCACTCATATTAAATATACTTAAACCTGTTAATTGTTCCAACTTACGACAAGCAGAAATGGTGTATTTAAGTGTGATCTCTTTCTTACCTAATTTCATCTTTAGAACCTCCTATGATTTGTATTATTCAGTAGTATCTACGTTAATTAGGCTGAAACTGTGCTGCTGGTAACTGCACCATCAACCACATAACTGACTGCAATACTTAAAGCAGCATTAACAGCAGCAGAATGATTAAATGCAGATAAATAAGCCTTAAATGTAAGTTTTGGTTTGCCAGCAGTCTTACCCTGTGGATAGAAGGCAAAATTAAGAGAAGTACCATTCTCCATAGCGGTTTCAAGGGTTTCCAAAACTGTGTCTTCTGAATCAACTAAAACCGTAAAGGATCCTGAACCCGACTTCATGCCCACTAAATTATTAACCCATTCAGTCGATAACACACTTGCATCAATAGTTGACGCAGCTATATCAAGGCTAAAATCAGTGATAGAACCTAACTGGGTTTCAGTTGAATTATCAACAAGATATAAAGCACTATTTTTAGTCGTTAATTTTGACATTTATTTATTACCTCCATTGGATTCGTAATAGTATTCATAGGTTAATATAGCCCTACCACCTTCAGTAATAGGATCTATTAAAACCTGTTCTGAAATAAAATCATAATCAATTTCTAATACATTATATATAGCCTGACTAATTTGGTAGGCTTGTTTCTTACCTTTATATGAAGTGTATACACTAATCTGTATGTTTAATCTCTTCTCTGTATTATTAAGTAATCTACCATCATACTTACTGCTGGAACTAATCACAATATAAGGCATAACAGTATTTGAAGGAGCTTTAGAATCAAACACACCCACTATGTTAGGTATAGTGTTCAACCTAGAATACAGATCAGTCATTACATCTAATTCTGTCATTATTTAATCTCCTCCTCTAAAGCCTGAACATACAAATCTGGTAAAGTATCCTCTAATTCCCTCTTTGCTGGCTGGAGATATGGCTGCGCATACATATTGCTCGTCCCATATTCAACGGCAAACGAATATATAAACTGTTTATTAGTGATAGGTGTTTTTCGATCCTTATTTACCAGTGAGAGGTCTGGGTAATCCGTATACACGCTTATGTAAGGTGTTTCTTTATCTAAACCCTTTTCACTAATCTTAATACTGTTTAACAATGCACCAGTTCTAATAGTGTTATGTGCTGTTAGATTCTGTTTAGCCTTGTCTACAGTCTTTTCAGCAATTTGTTTAAGTGATTTGATGTTAGCAGACTTAATAGCTTTTTGAACCTCTTCTAAATTCTTATATACATCGTTCTCGTTCTTGATCTTACTGCTAAAAGTAATTCCACTCATTCATCATCACTAAAGAAGGTCTCTTTAACCCATCTGGAAAACTCTACTAACATCTGTTTTAAATGGGTATATGTGAGCTTCTTTAGATATGGTTTTACTATTTCCCAAATCTTTTTCACACTAATCACTCCCATTCTGATCAGAAGGTTCTATAGACTGCAACTTCAAATCTATATAGCCTAAATCATCTACTGGATTTATAGCTACTACCTTAAACATCTTACCAGCTAAAGTACCAGTAAGAAACTTAATTTGGGTATTAAGTGTAAAAGAATATTCGTTTATCCTGACTGAAATATTGAATAAATTAGCATCTGTATTTTGTTCTGCTAGTATTTGGTTCCTATTAGCCCTATTGTTAATGCTACAAAAAATAGCAGCTTGCAGTACTAATCTTTCTTCATATCCACCTATAGTATCAGGTACTCGTTCTACTTCAAAAATAGATATAGGGTGTTTGTAGTGTAAGTTCATTGAACTAATACTCCATCTTTTCTATTAAAGTATAATAGATTCTCCACACCTAAAGGTATCTTTACAATATTAGCTCCTACAGCAGCAGCACGGTTATCATAGTAATACCCAATTAATAAAAGCATTGCTTGTTTCTCTAATTCAGAAGGTGCTTCATATTCAGGTACTTCTTCAGTAGGATCTTCTGCAACCCTTTCAGCTATAAGCCTTCCCTGATACTGTTCGACAAAAGATCTTGATAAACTGATGAGTGAGGTTATATAGTCGTTATCAAGATCGTGGGTTACCCTTAAATGCTGTTTAGCTAGTTCTAAACTTATTGGCTCAATTATTGTAATTTATACCACCTCTTTTAACTTGCCTTATCTCTGAATAGTTGTTCTACTGACTGAAAACCTTCTTTGTGGTATCTGCCATAAATAGCACTTAAATTTACGTTAGGTTTAAGTATTCTATACCAATCAGCAATAGAATGTGTTTCATTATTAATAGTCAAGGTTACATTATTTCTCTTATTATTAGCTTGAACTGTATTATCTACCCATCTACAATTACTTGGCTCATAATCACTATTTACATCAATCCTATCTATAGTAAGTTCATCAGTATAACCATTAACCATAGACCAGTTATAGAAATTGATGAAATCATCCCATTCAGTACATACCTTAATTCCTCTACCACCATAATCACAGTATCTTTGAGCATTTTTATCATTACATCTTTGTCTCATTGCAATCCAGATTTGATGTAATCTTGTGTAATATAACCCGTGTTTAGTACTTCTTTTAATAGTTTTTTCTCTACTAACACATCCACAAGATTTGGTATGACCAAATGTTAAGCTTCCACCTCTCACACTAACCTCTCTACCACAATCACACTTACATATCCAATAAGAATAACCCATAGTTTTCGACTTTTCTTCATCTTTACCTATAACAACAAGTTTTCCATATCTGTTTCCTATTAAATTTAATATTTTAGGCATTTTACATCCTCCTATTCAGAAATAAGATTTCTTTAAACTAAAAGGGCTAACACTTTTCAGTATTAGCCCTCTTAATACTATTATTTAATTGTTAGTGGTTATTACTATTAGGAAGCACTAAATTTAAGGAACTTAATGGCGTTGCTATCAACAACCATAAATCCAGTACGAAGTCTTGTATAGATATACACCCAACCAGCAGCCATGTATGGGTTTCTTAACATCTGGATTCCAACACGATCTGCAACCGTGCAGCCACGTTTCCAATCACCAAAGGCCACAGAGAAGGAACCAGAAGATATATCAGGCATATCTTCAGCCGTAACAACAGGATATCCAAGAAGAGTACCAGGAACACCGGCAACCATCGACGGGACAAAGAGATAGTCACCATCGCTATTCTTGATCTTTCTTGTGGCGGCTAAAGTAGCTCTATTCATTACCCACTTGGCATTAGGTAAATAATCAGTACGGAATTTAGCAATAAGGTCAAAGAAAACATCAGCTGGAGCAGTTGAAGCATAAGCACCAGCACCACCAGTAATAACGTGCTGAAGTGTACCATAAGCACGGGTCTTGTCCGCAGTAGTAGCAGTACTGTAAGCTAAAAGGCCCTTCATTTCACCGGATGAAGCAGAATTATTATCTCCACTAAAGAAGAGTTCATCTTCCTTTAAAGCAATAGCTTCAGCAGCATCACGAATAACGAGTGATTCAAGATCAAAAGCCGAATCCTCTAAAGCCTGAAGCGTAATTGGTGATAAAGCGCTTAATTCATTCCAACTGGGTTTAACCTGTGCAAAGGTTGAAGTGTTAGTAGCATTTCTTGTAGCAGTTTCAGTAACAATATCAACACCAACACCCTTTAAATTAACAACTTGGGCATAATCAGGACTATCAACAGTGATGACGTTAGCAAGGTTACGCATCACAGATCTTTCCTGAATGATATCGTAAATCTGCTTGGCTAAAAGTGAAGGAACAGTGAAACCACCTGCGCTATCAGTACCAGTATTAACAGATTTGGTTTCAATCTTACCAGATTTAAGCCAAACTCTAAAATCCTTCTTTTCACTATCAACATCAACAGTAGCAGCAGTATTAGGTCTGTAGATCTTCTTCTCTAACTCGGCTTTCTTGGTTTCAAGCTCGGACATTCTCTTCTCAAGATTATCTAACTTCTCCGTAGCTTCACCGGCATCAGCACCCTTTTCAAGTTCATCGATACGGGCATCATTAGTAGCTTTATACTCTTCAAAGAGTTTAGCAAGCTCTGCAATAGCATCATTGATTTGGTTTAAAACAGTCATATCTTCATTCATTTTTACTTATACCTCCATAAGTATGTATTTTCAGAAATTCTATCAGTAACATCTTTTAAAGCACTGATAGTTGTATTGAGAGTATCAATACTCTCGGTTAAAGTATTAACAGCATCCGCAAGTTCTTCTAAAGTAGGTGTAGTTTCTTCAGTAGGATTATCTACAACTTCATCCGACATCTATATATACCTCCATTTATACAAATTTAAAGGATTCTATCCAACTCTCTTTAACATCACGTTAAATTGAAAGTAGGTGTTTAACATCACATTAAGCACCACTATAATTATCTAGAACTCCTTCAATATTTGTTAAGATTATTTTTGGTAATTCTACTACATTATTTGTTAAGGATTTTTTTAAGGTTTTTCTGTATATTTTCCAGTAGTATCTTCTTCTGAACACCTAATTCAATCTCGGGTGTGACTATCTTCTTAATACTGGAAATAAAGTGTTTGGATTCACTATTAGACAAACCTTTTGATTTAAGATACTTCTCACAATCTTTTAAAGTACTAATCTCATCAAGAGATTTAACACTAATTACTCTGGCTTCATCATTGCATGGAATTGAAACAAGGGATATCTCGTGAAGGGTAAGATCCTTTAATTGTCTTATACCCTTTTCATCATAAGCATAATCATTAACACTGTAGCCTATTGATAAACCTGATACAGCACCAGATTTAAGTAAACTATAAACCTCTTTTGCTCTAGCTACTTCATTAATCAGTAATTTACCTTCTACAAATAAACCTTTATCATCTTCTTTAAGGTTAGTCCAGATCCCTATAGGTTCTGCTGTGTCATGATTCCATAACATTACTGGTGTTTTTTCAGCAATAGATTTAGTAAAAGCTCCTGACACAACAGTATCATTTTCATAATCGACATTATTAAAGACTGACGCATAAGCACTAAATACCCCTTCATCAGTAAGTTCTTTTACTTCAAGGTTTAAACTCTTTTCTTCATTCATCTAAACTATGCTCACCTCCTTCTGGGAAGGTCTCACCTGTTGGTGTTACGTTGGCTGCTGGTTCAGGGTTAGCCAGATCAGTATAATTAAGCGGCTGAAGGTGACGATCTCCACCTTCTACTGGATTCATCCGCTCTAAAGCTCTAACCTCATTTACACTCAACCAGCCCCATGATAAAGCAGTTTTATATGATTCGTATCTGGTTTTAGTGTCTCCACGAAGGAATCCTTCCGTATTAAATCTTATGCTTTCAGCATCATCTGTAATCAATGCATCATTTAAAGCAGTTTCCAGTCTACGGATCCACGGTAATAAGCTCATCTGTAAGAAGGCCCTATTAAGCTCGTATAAACCAGAACCCCAAGATGAAACTGTTTCAGTGGAATTAATTAAATGTGCTGGAACCCTAAATATTCTACTGATCTCCGTAACCCCAAATTTTCTACTTGCCATAAATTCAGCATCTGCATTGGTGATACTGATTTGCTGATAATCTAATCCTTCTTCTAACACCATAGTTTTAAATGAATTTGAACCAGTCAACCCTGAATCAAAACTCTCTCTTAATTTCTGCTTGGCTTCTTTACTTAAGGCATTAGGGTGTTTAAGTACTCCTTTTGGAGCTGCACCATTTAAGAAGAAGTTTAAACCATACTCTTGGGCTTTCAGATTTAATTGTATTGCACATCTGGAACAAGCTATTGGTGATAAACCTCTATAGCCATCTAAAGACTTACCCTTTATATGTATTATATTGTTATTAGGCACTACTTCATTAATATCATTAAAATTTACTTGGTACTTTAAGCTCCAATCAGGATTTTGGGTAACACTCACACTAAATGGTGGTAGTGGTAATAATTCAAGTACTTCTCCACCAGATCCTATTACTTTATAAATATAGGCATTACCAGTAAGTAATAAACTGTTTAAACACCAGTCGATAAAATCAAATCCATTCTGAAAATCATTTGGATGATTTAATAGTTTCTTGATTGGATGATTATGTATAGTAGTATACCTATCATTATTATGTGATATTATATCTATTGGTAAACCGGCTATCGATTCAGATATAAGTGAAACACAAGCCCATACTGCTGAACATTGAAGTGCTTTTAAGGCATTCAAATCAGCATCTAAAATATCATCAATACTTAAAGACTGAACCACATTACTTGTAGCATTGGGTGTGAATTCAGTGATATTATCGTTCTTCTTAAATATACTAAAAATATCTTTAAACTGTATTTTGTCTCACCTCTCTATAGCATAAAGATTCCATCATCTTCATAAATAGATTCAGTGGTTTCTTCATTATAACCACTTAATTGGTAACCAGCCATAGCAATTACAGTAGCCACTACTGGGTCTATCCTCTTATTAGGTTTATCTTTGATAGGTCTTATATTCTGGTTTGTATCTCTCATAATAGACACATTATTAAATGCCCATTTAAGTACAGGGTTATTACCACACTTTAAAGTGTGACTTACTATTAATCTCTCCAACTCCTTTGAAGCTGGTGAAAGACTGTAAAATCCTTGTCTAACAGCCATTGTGTCAAAACCATCAACAGATTCCAGATCAGACATTATCTTTGTGCTGTTCCATGGGTCAAAGGAAATCAACCTGATATTGTAGGTTTGGGACTGCTCATTAATATAGGTTCTAATGTAATCATAATCTACTACATTTCCTTCTGTGGCTATTATGTAACCTTCTCTGATCCAAGTTGAGTAATTGGCTTTATCCTCTTTCTCTTTAATCTTAATCCTATCCTTTGGAATAAATGAAACAGTTTTAACATACTTCAATTTAGGCCAATACATAGACAATGATGTTAAATCTGTAGTATTACTTAAATCTAATCCAATATAACAGTTATTACTCTTTAGGTCTTCTTCAGTAGGTAGTTCATTCTTAACACACTCATCTAAATCTAATAGATTTATCCATCTTTGGCTCTGGTTCATCCATTGGTTGAGATACAACTGTCTGAAGCTATTTTGGTAGGTAACAATCTCTTTAGCCTTCTTACATTCACTTCTTAAGAAATCTCTACTTACACTTATATCAAGATTTGGTATTGCTTTTTCCCAAGTAGTTTCTGCTGTCCAGTCGTCTTCAGGATCTGCTTCATAGATCAGTGGTAAAACTGAATCATCTACTACTACTCCATCCTTAATAGCTTTGGCATATTCGTACATTTCATATGCAAAGGATGAAGTATCATTCCCTACTGTGGATATAATTAACATCAACGGTTGTTCTCTTGCACCCATAGAAGTAGCCATAGTATCAAAAAGCTCCCGATCCTTTTGTACATGTATTTCGTCAAAGATACAGCAGCTACAGGAAAGCCCGTGTTTAGTACCCGCTTCTGAAGATAGAACTTTGTAGATTGAATTGGTATTTTTAACTGTCATGTTTTTTGTGCTGGCATTCAGTCTGATCAGTTTTGTTAAGGCTACATTGGTTCTTACCATCTGTGCAGCCGCATTAAACACTAAACTGGCTTGTTGGAAGTCGCCTGCAACTGAATAAACCTCTGCCCCTTTTTCCCCGTCTGCTAATAACATATAAAGTGCTATAGCAGCTCCTAATTCGGTCTTACCACACTTTCTTGGTATAAACACTATTGATTGTCTGTATTGTCTGGTTCCATCTTCTTTAACTGTACCAAATAATTTGGATATATAATCCTTTTGCCACTGTTGTAACATGAAGTACTTCCCTGACCATTTACCTTTACTGAATTTTAAATGCTCAATAAAAGCTATAGCTCTATCTGCTTTACTTTGATCAAACATTAGGCTTTTGCTCTCCTTGTATCTTTCATTTTAACTGGTTCAGGGTATTCTCCTATTATTTCTAACATTTCTGATTCTTCATCATCACTAGCAGCAGTATTAAGATTTGCATATTTAGCCCTACTTGCTGGGTTAATACACAATGTTGATTGAAGTTTAAGTAGTAACAAAGATAACTGTTGTCTTAATTGAGCTTCAGGTCTTAATTTGGTTAAAATCTGTTTCTTATCACCAATCTGTTCAATTACATAACCATTTTTGTTTAAGAACTCTGTAAGTCTTTGATATTCGGCTAATGTTTCACAGTATAAACAAATTGCATCAATATCTAATGTAGTAGCAATATTTGCTCTTGTTAGATCATCATATAACCTTATAAATTGCTTTTTTGCTTCAGGACTCAAATTAGAAGGTGCTGTAATTTTTGATATAGCTTTTTTTGTAATTGTTATTACCTCCTATATGTAGTGTATAGGGGGGAGGTAGGTACACTAGAACAGGGGAATACTCCTAAATCATTAAAGAAGATTTGCCGCCCCGTTCAGTTTCCATCAGCTTTTGTAAGTTTTAACCCACCTCTCCCCGATTCAGTAATTTCAAGGGTTTGTAAATATTAGTAATATGATTGAACTACTATTAATCATCTTCCACATCTAATTAATATTAAGCATTACTTTTAATAGCAGTTCAATCTCAACTGTTATAATTTGTACTATTAATTATCTAACAATATTGCTACATATAGTACCATTGTTAATACTACTGCTCAACACATTTTCCTTTATACAAATAGAATTGGATGAATGTTTTTTTGGGTTACGGTAAAGCTGTCAGATATGTTCTATAATCCAGTCACCAAGTGAGCTGGTTCTATGCTGCATAGCAGCGCTATAAGATGTATAAAGCTCCTAGTGTTGTTTAGTAGCCCACATAAACATTAAGTACTGTTAATAACAATATCGTTATACTATTACTACTTCTGACTATACCAGTATTACAACTCGACATACTACTAACAAGGGTTTATTATTTGTCTCTAAATATATTTTAATATTTGGCATACTCATCTGTAGCAATAGGTATATATTAAACTATTGTGCAGTTGCTATCTTACTCCACAATAGCTAATACCATAATCTTTAAATCTCTGTTTCATCTTTTCATAATACTCTGCTGAAATCTCACAACCTATAAAATTTCTATTAACCAAATAGGAAGCAATAGCAGTAGTACCTGAACCTAAAAAACAATCTAATACAGTATCATTCTCATTAGAGTGTTTTACTATTAAATCCTTTATAAGTGCTAAAGGTTTTTGAGTGGGATGAAATCTACCTTTATCTCTACATATTGGATATTGATATATACCATTATCATATGAAGAATTAAATGTAGGGTTACTTCCTTTAACACCTGATAAAGCTATTTCTCTACTATTTGTTAAATAATTTGTACTACTGTTAATTGGTACAGGATTTGTTTTGATCCACTCCAAAAATCTTATCTGCTTAAATTTAGCTTCTTCAAGATATCCTTTAAGTGTAGAAATCTTCCAAAGATCATAGAAGCATATTATTGTTCCACCTTTTCTTAATACCCTGTAGGATTCACTAACAACTACATCTAATCCAGTAAATTCTCCATTATCCCAAGAACCAAAGTTCATAGATATTCTAAACCTATCAGTATCATTACCTGTGGGTTTACCTGAACTAAAATTAGTATCTCTTGAAACTTCATATGGTGGATCAATTAAAACTAAATCTAAACTACAGGATTTAATCCTTTTAAGTAGATCAAAACAACTTTCATTAGTCGCTGTAATAGCCGACAATTATACCTCTAATCATCAATAGCGTTATAAAACTCTACAACTATATCTGCGTCTGGATCCTCTTCCTCTTCTTCATCACACTCAATAAAGTGTTCTTCAAGGTACTCTATCATCTGTTTTAAAGTTGTCCTTGTAACACTAATTGAAGTAGCAATCTCATCTACTTTATCTTCCAACTCATCAAGATTGTTCAACATTGCATATAAGAATTCAATATCCATTGGTATCTACCTCCCTAAATTTGTTATAAATAAAATGGTTAAACTTGGGTATAAGATAAGCGGTTATTTCTCATACCCATCATCCCCTTTTTGAATTGACACATCTGCATCAACTCCAATAAAGATTTAGGTTATACTACAATAGGTAAATTCTTCCAGCTATCAATAGCTACTACTAAAATATTTGTAAGCTCGTTGGTTAATATAGCAGTGTGCATAATTAGCTGGTTAATTTTTTCATTGTGGTGTAGATCCTGTAGCAGATCATTTAATATCTTGTAGGTCTTGTGAACCTCTTCAATTATGTGTTGTTTAGTGTCTTCATCTAAAGCCCTGTCTGAACTAACAAAATTATTAAGATCTAATAGGTAATAATCTAATTCTAATTTAATCTTTGCATTGAACTTATTCACTACTGAAGTATGAACTTCAGCCTTAATATTGTTGCTCTCATCAAAAGGGCCTAATTGCATATAGGCTTCAAGAAAAGCCCTTTCAATTTTGAACATCAGCATATGTGTTCTGTATTCAAACAAGGTACGTAGGTTTTTATAACTGTTGCTGATCTTAAAAATCCCTGACTGTTCTATTGTTCTGATATTGGATTCCACCAACCTCAACACAGATAAAATGTCATCTAGTTTGGTATTATTCAGATTATCATCACCCTCTTTTTCGTTTGGTCTAATCAGGTAGGAGAATAGACTTACACCAACTAAACTAAAACTTAATGTTATTAGTAGTGTAGGTATGCTATCAACCCTGAAGCCAAGGTAATATAAAGCAGCAAAGATAATTGATAAGGGTATTATAAAGAGTATTTCAGTTCTACTTAACAGACCTTTCAGTATCTCTATAATACCCTGTTTATTTTCATCATTTAGTTCCAGAGGTTCGCACCTCCTTTATATTTAGGCTAATGACTGTTCAATAAGGTATAATCCACAGTAGACTAATCCAGCAACCAAGAACACACCTATTGAAAAGAATTCCTTCATTCTTGTGTATAAATGTTTTAACATTTCTATACACCTCCTATAAGTTTAAATTTATTGTAAGATCAAAGCCAAACTATAAAAGAAAAGAACCATCACTCCAAATGTAATAAGTGATTTTACAAATCTATACATATAATAACCTCCTAATCTACTAAATCTGCAAAAGATAAAACCAGTAGTGAGACTAATCCAGTTACTATTAAACTCTTAATGATGATCATTTTTATTGTCCTTCTCACACTCAATAATCACACCTATGAACATATGAAGGGTGTATAAACCAGCAATTAAGATAAGGGCTTTAATGCAGAATAATGGAAAATCCATGTTATCTACCTCCTATTCATTTATTTGTTCAAATTTCTTTTTAAAACTCTGGTGGATCTTGTTATGGCATTCTGTACAGAGTGACATTAGATTTGAGTAATCATACATATCTCCACCATCTTCTATTGGCTTAATATGATGTACTAAAGTAGCCGCTGT